AGGCGCGGCTGTAAGCCTGTTAAGCACAGCCTGATTTGTGGCAAACCGCCAGCGTGTGTTGACAAGAGATGCTCTTGCAACATCCTCATACATATTTACAGAGACAAGAGCCTCTGTAGTACCTTCACTAAATGAAGTAATCGGGTCTGCACCAATAAGAATTAATGCCTTGGCACAAATATCAATTGGTGAGTTGGATGCAATGCTGGTTACTGCCATGAAAGTTGAGGGGGCCGAAGCCCCCTCCCCCTGTATTAGTCGCCGTCAGTATTGGTGATAGCAACACCATTGACAATATCAATGTTTGTGCCATCGTTCTGGTTGCAATATGCATGAGAGACTACTGGTGTAGTACCAGTATCTGTAATGCAAATGATAACATCATTCTTGTTAATCATGTTAATTGCAGGAAGGAAATAATCTTCCACCCGAACAGCAGTTTGCGCCTCGGTTGTTGTGTAATACCACAACGCACGACCTGAACCACCGCCAATACGAACTAGGTTTGCTGCATCAAAAGCCATTGTTCAGTCTCCTAGTTGTTGTCAAGAAGTTCATAGACACCGTTGTCGTCAATAACAACAGCACCCATAGACATCATTGAGGTTGCAAGGTGAGAGACTTTCTCGGCTACATAGTTCAGCTCAGTTGTAACGTCTGCGCCAATACCAAGACCTACAGCAGAAGTGTGGTAGGCCATGTTCTTGCCAGCAGTTACAGCAGAAGTTGAGAAGATCTTGAAGCCCAAGAACTCTTTCATTGTCATGCCGCCCGCAAATGGGAGATTTTGCTCACCAACATAGTCGCTAGAAGCAAACTCGTTGATTGCAAACAGATCGGCATAACCCTTTGGATGCATCGCAATGTAGCGACCGCCATCCTCAGGAACATCGGCAGAACCAAATGTTTCAAACACAGACAGGATCTGAGTCTTACCAACAGCAGAACCACCAGAACCTAGCTGAGTTCCGTTAGCACCAGCGTCCATTGCTGTGTAAAGGATGTCGTCAGTCTTACGACCAAGTGCTGCAGCAGCAGACTTAGCGACAGCTTGACGCTCATCGATGTTGGTCTTCAACTCATCCAGCTTGTCGATGTACTCGGCTGCATAGTAGTCAGCCATTGTTGTTTCAACATTGGTGTGAGCCAGTTCCATTGGAGTAACGTTGCCGTTACGAGACTTTGTTGAAGCAGAGCCAGTTCCGATTTTCTGGAAACGTACAGTGTTACCATTTACATTGCTTACTGAACGAACAGTGTTCCGCAACTTGGAACCCATACGCTGATAAGCCATATGAACTTCGGACTCGAACTGCTTAATAAAGGCTTGGTCAATTGTATTAGCCATTTTAAGCTTTCCTTATCAAAGAGAGTTACTATTGTCGCGGTTATCTGTTCAACATCCTCAACGCGATTGTCCTAGCGGGTCGCTCAGTGTATTACAGGCCGATTAGACGTATTATAAACACTAAATTGTACAGAATTGCAACGCACAAAACGTAACAGTTCGTGTCCATTAAGAATTAGACGCTCATCAAGAACAACAAAGCCAGACCAAGCTAGCCACATTATTGTGTGGTGATGGTCAATAGGTACATAGTTTTCAATGAGATCGTAGGTTCCTTGAAGGAACTCAACGCCAACTCTGCTACTTTTGGCAAAGTTAAAATAATTTGCATCTATATCTGTTGTGCCAAGAAGCCAGACCCTAGCCTGATTGTCTTCTGTGGCAACAGTTCCGCACATAGCAATAGGTGTGTCGTTGTGCATTACAGTATAGTTCTTTGCTCCCTCTGTCTCCAAGGGAATGGTCAAAGCTTCTATGGGAGATAGCATATGGATCGCGCACTCACGAATATCGTGAGGACGCATCTTTTCTGCAACATGCTTTGCATGTGAAAGAGTTGAGTCGGTAAGGTATATGTTACCGACTCTTGCGTACTCTCTAGCCATAAAGCTTCTTAAATCCATCCTCTACTTGACGGATAAAGTTTGGATCACGATTGCCAGCTTTCCAGTAACGCTCATCACGCATCATCTCTTTCAAAGAGTCTTCATTGATTGCGCTTGCGCTGTTGGTAGATTCAGAGAAGGATGAGTCCTTCATAGATTCCATGATATGCTCAAGTGCCATAACACCATCGGCTGTTTCGCACATGCGCTCAATAGCTGGCATCACACTCTCTGGAAAGAAACGATTAGCAAACAAACTTACTGCTTCAGTACGAGCAGGGGCATTGTCGCCTAGCTTCTGCAACTCAGCATCATAGTCAGGAACATTAGCATTAATTGCATTGACATACATGTTGATGCCTTCGCTGAACTCTTCTTGAGAGAAGCCATTCTCAAATGCATGTTCTGCCCACCAGCCAAGCAATTCATTATCTGCAGCAAGAGTTTCATCAATGCCTTCCGGCAGTTGATAGTCACCCTTATCCGCTGGTCTGTTTTGAAAAGCTTGCTCTTCTATTTCTTTTAGAAAAGCATCTTTAAGTTCCTGCTCTTTCTGACCAAGCTTACCCTCAAGAGACGAATAAGCAGCAGCTAGATCTTCCGCAGACTTAAACTTTTCCGGTAGCCACTCAGGGCGTGACTGTTCTTCTGTCTGGAGTAATGGATCGCCACCTTCTGTTACGATGCCAGAATCCTCTACTTGAGCCTCACCAGACTCTGCTACTTGACCCTCTTCACTCATTTATCTTCACCTTATGTCCATGATTAATACGACCCTCAATGAGGCCAACGATATATCGCTGACCTTCAACATGCCGCAGTTCATCATTAGAAACTGCTGCACCATTCACTGATTCTATAGTAATAGATCGTAGGTAGCGCAATACTTCTTTTCCAGTGTCAGTGGAAAAGAGGCTTGCAACATTCTTGCTTATGATAGCGTCTTCACTCTTTCTGCGGCGAAATCCGTCAATACCTACAAAGTTATTGCTGTCCACCAATAAGCTGCTCCTGTTGACTCGTCAATTGCTGTTGCTGTGCATACTGTTGCGCCATTGCAACCAGTTGCTGTCGCTCGTTCAAATCACGAATCAGAGTATCAGGTACACCAAACTTCTTAGCTAGATACACGGCTGTCTCTTCAGAGTTGATTAGAATGTTAGTAATCTCAGGCCCAAAGCGTCCCTGTACTAACTCAAGGAACCGAGCAACAGAAGTAATATCCTGATTTGCTTGCGCTTGTGCAAGAGGAGAAACAGAGCGAACCTTTACATCTCTGCCATTAATTGTAGGCAGATCAATGCGTCCCTGCTTCTTTAGGATATAAACTACACGCTGCAATACAGGCTGTACAAGCTCTGCTTGCAGACGACCAAAGGCTGAACCAATGCGGCGTGAAAGATCTGCCATGCGTTCTGCAACCTCGGTAGCAGATGCTGGTGTACGATCAGGATTCCCAAGCATGTCATTGTAAAGCGCACGTTTAATATTCAAGCGCATGTCAGACAGTACAAGGTTGGCAACATCAAAGGATCCTGCAGACTGAATCGGTGTAAGTCCAGTAGATCCAACAGCTTTTGGAATGACAGTCCCTGGGACAAGATTGATTGTATCAGGGTTAATTACGCCATCATCTTCCATCTGATAAATGCCAGAGATAGCCATCTGTGCATTTTCTAGGATCAGTTCAATGGTAAGGTTAGTTGTTTTGATTGCACTCAATGCATTGATAAGTGGGCCTCGACCATAGATTTCACCAGCACACTTTGACCAGCGGAAGCAAACAAAAGGATTAGAGCCAACGCCCTTATAACGTTCTGACGCTATAACGTCCTTAGTGTACATCTCGATTGCATAAAACAGATAAGCCTCTTCATTCTTAGAAGAGTAATCTTTGCACACAACCTCAAGGACTTTTGTTCTCTGGTCTGGACGCTGCTTAATAGAATCCATAACCTTTGAAGAGAATGTTCCCTTTGGATACACGTTAGGTATATCTGAGTTACGCATACTGCGCTCACGATAAACGTGATCGATGCGATCATCAGGGCCAGCATCAAGAACTACATGCGGCAATGGGATAGCTGAGAAGTTTACCGGATTGATTGCGTTGCCTTCAGATACATGAAGGACACCAGTACCTACCGCAAGATCGAGAAAGGATTCGTGAACTTCTTGACCAAAGTTGGAATTTTGAATGACTTCAAAAACGTAATCAGTGACTTCATCAAGTTGATTATTAACCTCATCACGTTCCTCAGGAGGCACTTCAGAACCCGAAGTAAAATCTGCCCAACGAGCAAAGTTCGGCACAAGGCCAGACTGTAGACGCGAGGCAAACTCTTGCACTCCAACCACAGCAGTTTCATCAAAGATTTTATCGTCACGTCTTTGTCCGATTGCTTCAGCATAGAAAGACTCCCTCTGCGGTAGAGCGTACTCATAACACTCTTCAAATAAAGAAACAAAGTTTTCCCTAACAGACTTAGCCTTTTCATACTTCTTAAGGTAGTCTGCGGCTACACCTGTCGGTGTATATACTCCATCAAGAGTGTCTGTTTGTACAATCATTATAATTAAACTTTCGGTTGGAAGAAGCCGCGACCACCGCCAGAGCTAGTAATTAATGACCGCGCACCAGTGCCGCGCTTTGCCTTGCCAGCAGCCATCTCAAGTTGTTCTGCCTTACTTGCAGCACGCCTTCTTTGCTCTTCAGCCATCTGAGCTTCTCGCGCTGCTTTTTCCTCAGGTGTTTCTCCTGCGGCTGGTGGTCGGGATGGGGCTAATGGGCCTACACACATAATAAACTCCTATTGTTTATTATCCTTAAACATAAAAACAAAAATTGTTCAACTCACAATCTAGCCCATAGACTAGCTTTTCTTCTGTTCGGCTTTGCCTGTCTAGCAAAAACATCAAAGTCAACTCTTGCATTAAAAGCAGTTGCTTGCTTCTGTCCAGACATAAGCTGCCGCCCTTCACCAGCACCAAGCATTAAGTATTGCAGCGCATCGTGAATATGAGAATACATATTTTTATCTGGCTTGTCATCATACCTTTCACCAGATACTTGTATGCGCCTATACTGGTATCCACCTTGAAAACCTTTAATCAAGGTCTGACACCGCCTATCAATCATAAAAGCTGGCATACCATCTGCCATCTTTGTCAATGCCTGATTCACAGATTCAAGCCTTAGGTCAACAGAATTGCTTGGCGCAGGGAAAGCGCGGAGGCCAGCACCCCTCAGGATCTGGAATGGAGTAGACTCATCAGTCTGCGCTCTAAAGTCGCCAGCCGGATCGCCATAGATATGAACTTCTAGGTTGCCGAAGCGTGTTGCTATTTCCCTACGCAACTCTTCCGCAAACCTAACAATGCCCATATCGATAGCGACAATCTCTGATTGTATGAGCCATCTACCTCTAACCTTCTGTCCAAATACTGCTGCAGGGGTGAGGCCAAAGTCAATACCAACATATAACGGTACACCAATAGCAATAGGAATTTCTTCCTTTGCAATATGAGTTTCACTAGCAAACATAGGATAAACAGGCTTTCCTTCTTGGATTGAGCCAAGCCTGTTCATTACATACACATCAATCCAGCTTTTAGTTTTACCACGAATTAGATTCGGATAATAGCTGTCAAGCATATTTCTTCTGTTCTCAGCATCCTTGTTTGGTTTGTAATCCTTGATCTCCCCCTTCTCATCATACTCTTCAAGCATACCCTGAGGCTGTACATAGAACGACCAGTTGTCTGGTTTGACCAGCATCTTGGCTTGCTCTTGAGGGATGTGATCTGGAATAGGCACTTCACCAGACATGATAGGCCACCAGTGATCTTCCTCTGGTGCGTTGGTATCTGCAATAACGCCAGACCAGCTAGGGCCACCTTCTCGCATAGAAGGGAAACGACCAACACGCATAGTACACGCATCGATGATTGACTTGGGGATTTCCCTAGCTTCGTTAATCCAGATGCCAGTAAGTTCAAGAGACAAAAGCTTCTTGACATCTTCTGGCCTATCAAGTGCCAAGAAGATAACCTCTAACTCAAGATCCCCCTTCTTGATGTTGTGCGTATAAGGCACTGACCAAGTAAATTTGCCCCACTCATTCTCAGGGAACCAGTCAAGCCAAGTCTTGATTGTGGTAGTTCTTAGCTGCGGGTTGGTGTTTCGGATGATTGCCCAGCGGCTGCGGCGTACACCTTCCTTGTTTGGCTCTTGCTGTAAAGCCCTGCGGAATACTTCAACACAACAAGCAACAGACTTACCAGAGCCTACAGGACCACGGATGCCACGAAAGAAGGTATTGTCCTTCATAAAATTTTTAAGGACTTGACCATCAGGTTTGTAATTAAAGCTGGTCAACTTTGTATTCCTTGCCAAACTTAATCATACGATCAACAGTCTCTGGCCCAATAGAAGCTATAACCTTGTCAGCTTCATAGTCAGTGCAGAACTCTTCTGGATGGTAGGCTAGGTGAACTTTTTTAACTACACGCCTGAGTATGTCCCTCTCCTCAGGCTTTAGAACGTGTAAGAAACTCATCTATACTTTGCTGCTTTTTTAGCAACATCCCTCGGTTGCTTGGCAAATTGTTTCCCTTTTCGTATCGCTGCCCTCTTTGCTCTGGTGGTGCGCCGATACTCTGAATCACTTAAGGCGGCTACTGCAGCGGAAGGGAGATACCGCTCGCCAGTAGCCTTTGGCCCTTGAGTAGAAGGCTTACCAGATTTGGTGCGCCACTTCTGCTTAGTCCATGCTCTAAGAGACTTCTGTGAAGCTGCTAGTGCCATTAGCTAGTATAACCTCCACCAGCTTTCTTATACAGTAATGCGAGCCTTTGAGCTTTTCTTGCCGACCATTGACCCGCTGCTCCGCCCTTTGCTTCGCGCTTTACTCTGTTGAACAGGCTCTTTCTCATCTTGGGTTTCGTGTAGTTCCCCGCTGCGTTCACCGCCATCTTCTATCTCCACTGGTATTACACGCCTAGACTCCGGCGTATAAGTTGCGCCAGAAAGGATTCTACCATCCGGCATCTTGATTGTTGGCCCCTCGTAAGGAGTTCCATCGCGGAACTGATACTTCATTTAATCAAACTCTTTCTACGACCAGCAGCCGCCATCTTTTGAAAACGCTCTTTGCCATACTTCTTTCTGCCAACAAAGGCAGCTAAAGCTTTGGGATCTTTAACGCCACGCTTCTTTAGCTTTGCAACCATTGCCCTGAAGCGTCCACCTTCTCCTAATCCCATATCAGCCATTATGCACTTCCTTTTTTCTTTGATCGTTGATAGGCAGCAAGCAACCGCCGCCCTTTTGCTACTGCGCTTGCCTTGTCACCGCGATGACCCCAAGCCTCAAATGAAAGCTTGAGACGAGTAGGTCTTCCCTTCTCATCCTTTAACGGCCCTGCTGATGACCCCATGCGAACTAGAAAGCTGCCCTGCCGCTTCTTTTGCTCTGGAGTCTTGGCTTGTCCTTTTACCGGAGCCTTGAGCGTGCCGCCTGTCTGACGCTTGTAAGATGCGCGTCCTGCAGCGTTGAGACCACCTTTGGGGTTCTGACCTTCTTTGCGTTGCCATGCTGGAGTCTTAGCCATTACACTCGCGCCATCCCGCCGCTTGCATCACCAATACCGCCAAGCCCCTCAGTACCAGAGCTGGAGCCAGAGCTTGCACCACCAAAGCCATCACGATCACCACCTTCATTAAGAAGGGAACGAGGCTTACGCATCATCCGGCGGCGGCGTTTGTTCTCCTCGATCTGCTCGGGAGTGAGTTCATACATGCTTTTGATTTCCTCTTTCGAGGTATCCCTTGCTTGAGGAGCAGCATAGCTTGGGCCAGATGAAATACACATGTTAGCTTCCTATGTCATTCTCACGAATGGTAACTACAACAGAACCGCTAACATAGTCTCCAGACTTAACGCCAGCACGATAGTTGCAACTAACAGGATCAAAACCAGCAGTCTCAATAGGAGCAGTGAAGGTATCTACATCTGCCCAAGAAACTCCAGCATCAAAGCTGCGCTGAACAGTAACTGTGGCATCAAACGTGCCAGCAATGCTCAGATCAAAGTTGCCCATAACATTAATCTTGTCACTGAAAGTATCTTCAGCATCGATGGTCTTGGTTACTATATCCATTTTACTTTTCCTTCTTAAAAAATTTTCAAGGTGGCGACAGGCGCAAGGACTAGAGGGAATAGATTGCAGCCATGTCGCCGTGTCTGGTCATCGAACCTTTTTGCCAATAATGTTTGTAACCCATCCCTTCGCAACATCGCAACGCACTTTTTCGACCCCCCTGCCACTATGACAGATCAATCTTCACCGATATTTCCCCAGCATGTAGATGCATGTGCTTGTCGGGAGCCTTGAAGCCAGCTCTGTCCAAGATATCCTTGCTCGCTTCTAGCTGCACGTACTCACTCTTGGCTCCCTTGGCAAGCCCAACAAGCTTCGCTGCAGCAGTGGTAGCGTTCAGCCCTAACACCTCTCCCACTCTTGTCATCATGTACGACTGCACATGTGGCAAGCGCAAAGCACGGCTGGCTGTGACTCTCCCGCTTTTCCCTTCTGAGTATCCTGCTTTGCGCGCAGCTTCAGTGATGCTGCATCCTTCTGCTACAAGCGTATCCACCAAAGCCATCTGTTTCTCGGTCAACTTCAACAACTCAGTCATGCTCAATCTCTCTTGCCCCCCCTTGTGTTCCCCCCCAAATATCACTCGTTCTGCACTGTCTTGTCAACTCACAAATCACACCCAAGTTCACGCCCCAACGGGACATCGAAAGCATAGCCGAGCTGCCCATGCCAAACCCACATTTACTAGCTGAGTCAGTTCTCCTAAGCCAGAGACAGGCCCTGCCCGCGCCAACAATGCCTATCCGAGCCACAGTCGCTCACAGAAAGCAAGGCGAAGGCCGCACCCTGCTGACAGTGAGTTAGCTGGTTATCTTTCCTCTCGCCGTGGCTTGCCTTGCTTTCTGCTGCCTGACACCGCCCTGCAGGGCGGCGAGGCAGGCCTTTGGCTGATCGTCAGTGGCTTCGGGTCATTGTAAGGCGGGGCAGTTCCCGCCTCTAACTAAGGAGAACTACAATGACTAAGCAAGTAAAAGTAAATGGGTTTGCCAAGGACATCTCGTCTAAGCTTCCAATGTCTAACAAAACAACACAATCAAGTGTGAGATACTTCATCAACAAGTTCATTGATGACTGCGAGTACAATATCAAACAGAAACACAAGCAACTCGCTGACATTCACGCTCAAGCACAAGAGGTAATGTCAGGCAACATCGTAGATCAGCACGAACACGCTGAATCAGGTAAGGTTCGCATCCGCGCAGCCAGCTCGACCGAAGTTATCGGTGCAGCGCACTACGATGAAGACAGACTTGTAAAGCTTCAGCGTGACGCAGAATGGAACGAGTTCCAGATCGGCATCGCAGAAGACCTCAAGCAACTGCTTCAGGAGACACTGGAGCAAGTACTCCCTGAGGAAGTCAAGCCAAAGGCCGCTGAAGGCGCACTGGCCTACTTCCAGAAGCGAGCATAACTCCCACCAACGAGCCTCGCAGCTTCGGCTGCGGGGCTTTTTTTATGCTCACAGCTAGCCCCACGCACCCCACGCCGGAGGCGGGGGTTCGCACACAAAGTAAGTATTGCGCTGCCAAGTTTCTATTTATTGGCAAGCAAAAATTACTTGCAATTAAAATTCAATCACTGCATCATTGCAGTAAGGAGAACCAAAATGAAAAGAGGAAGATTAGATATTCCAGATGATTGGCCTCGCCCTTGGAAAGAACTTGGTGAGGGAGAGTTCACAGTATTCAATATCAAAATACTTGTTTGGAAAAAGTACAAACGCAAAGCTAAGTTCAAGATCTATGGGTTTTCAAAAGCCCCCCATTATACAAGGATATGGTACGGCCTAAAGGTTGTTCACTTTTATATGCCTTTCAAGAGGAGCAAGTAATGATTAGCAATTTACTTCTAGGAATCGGGTTCATGTTACTGATGCTTGCATCTGCATTGGATCCACAGACTGGATCAGCAATCTGGATTCATGTCTCACTACTATTCTTTGCATCATTCTTGATGCTGTCTGGCGTGGTATTGCGCCGCTAATCCATCATCAAAGGAGAACCAAAAAATGATTGGATATAAAATCGATGCCTTCAATGAGACAATCACCGAGGTAGAATACAATGGTGATTACACTCAGATCTATCCTCATCTCAATGGTGCAAGAGCATTTGATGTGGTGAGGTTATACCTTAATCACGATGTAGCTTACATCGATGATGAAGGATTATACCGAGAGAACCAAAGCTTCTGGGTTCATAGGAATTACTTGCATCCATTAGCCGGAGATGCATTGATCCTTGGCACTGATGAGGAAGGCGACAGCATCTCACCCAAAACTACAATCGAACAGCTAAGAAATGACATCGTGTTTATCGGTGACAGATTCATGCTGCAAATGTTTTACAAACTAAATGGTGACGTTGAAGACATCACCCCATTCTTTTTCAAGGAGACCGCGTAATGAAAATCTCATTCATCAATCAGGTAACAGAGGCATCACGCCTAGTTAATGCAATCTATGATCGCGCTCACGATGAGGGATCAGAGTTCAAGTCTATAATCCAGCAAGCTAAATGGGCATTGGATAAAGTCAGAGACACGTATGACGAGGTGCTTGAACGTGACGCAACTGAAGACTCTAGCTACAGACCACTGAAGGAGATCAAGTAATGTCTGAAGGTATCAATGTGTTTGAGTTTGATAGCGAAACAGCCAAGCCACAATTAGATATGGATTGGGTGCAAGCTATCTCAACAATCGAATTAGTCGTTCAAGATTATATTTATCAACACCCAACAGCAGAGCAACATATCTCTGCAGCTTGGGCAACTGTACTGAAGGGAGTTTAACATGGCACTCATGCAACAGCGTCACTTTGAATTTATCGCTAGGAATATTGCGCCAACATATCCTTGGCCTACCTACATTCTCACACTGGCAGATGAACTAGCTGCAACCAATCCTAAATTTAATCGAGATAAATTTATCAAGGTTGCAACTCAAGCTTGGGAAGATGCACACCCACAGGAGGATATCGATGACTCAATCCCCTACTAAGGCAGACACAGCAGAGGACAGAGGTTCGGCAGATGCATACTATCATCGCCCTTGGAATCCTCATAAATTTGCAGATGGCAAGCGAGTAACAATAGAATCTCTCACACCTCAAGAGATTGTAGATTACACACGCGGCTACAATAATGAGGAAGACAGAAAGGACTGGGGATAATGAAGATAGATCTATCTGAGAAAAGCATAGATATTATCTACGAAACCTTAGAAGCTATGCAACCAAAGCCAGCAGATTTATTGGGGCAACCAGTCCTTTCAATAGGTGACATGGCTGAGTATCAAAAGTACAGAGACTTGATCGCAATAATTAAAGATCAAGATCACAGATGGCAAAGAGTGAATTAAAGGAGAACCAAAATGCAAGATCTATTTGATGTGCAAGTAAACACAATGCACCACAAGAACGCAGTAGACACAGAGGTAGCAGCCGCTGAGTCTATTGCGCCTCGCGTCACTGGGCTGCGGCTTGCTGTACTACAAGAGCTTTACAAAGCCTACAGGTTTGGCTTTACTGGTGAGCAAGTATCAAACAACACAGGCGAATGGCTTTACTCTGTGAAGCCAAGGATCACTGAGCTTGTACGCATTGGAATGGTTGAAGACTCAGGCGAGCGTGTTAAAAACTCACGCAATAGAAACGAAGTCGTCTGGAAGATAACAGATAAAGGCAAGGAGTTTATCGATGCAAGGGATTAGAAGTGTCAAGTATGCAAATGGCAAGAGGTATGAATACATTCGACACGCTACCTCTGCAGCTATTGAAAGCTATGACAGAGATCAGCGAAAGAAAATGATAGAACAAAGCCGCAAGGCCAGTGAGTTAATACCAGATGATGCATTTGCAGATGATGTTGTTGATGATGACGTTGGCGTTTACTATTCAAAGCCAACTGATATCATTGGTCTTAGCACTCTTGGCCTACACTCAACAGAAAATTAACCTGTTGACAACCACTGCATCTGTGCAGATTATGTGACCATGCTTAGTTACATGGATACATTGAGAGAACAATCAGCATCTGCAAAGGTAGATCTAAAGAAAGCCTTTGTATATGCTGGTGTTCCCGACTCAACTTTTTACCGCGCAAAGATGGGTAGAAATTTGAGACACAGCACAGCTTGCAAAGTGGAAAAGGCCATTGAAAAACTTTCAGCACTTCAAGAAAGAAACGCCTGTTCCTGATACATACGAGATGATAATCTATCAGCTTGTACAAGAACGCACCAGCCAGAAGATGACTCAAGAAGAACTGGCTCATCGGATTGGCTGTGCTAAATCTTTAATTCACAAATGGGAACAGTACAAGAGAGTGCCAAGCGGGTTTCTCTTTTCGTGCTGGCTGGATGCACTTGGCTGTCAGATCAAGATCACGAAGAAAAATTCTAAACGATAGAGCTGGCAGACCACAAACATGCGAAGCATGTGCAGTTAGTACACCATACTTTGTTGCAGTGCTTGCATCTATAGAACCAGTGGCGCATTATATAATCTGTGTCGATTGCTATGAGAGGGAAACATGGCAAACAAAAATCGCAACAAAGGAAACTACCACGAGAAGTGGTTCGTTGACTGGCTCAAGAAGCTCGGCTTCCAAGCGAAACGCCAGCCCCTCTCGGGCAGCTTGGGAGGCGAGTATCGCGGCGACATCATCTGGGAGTTCGGGGGAGAACGACTGGTAGTTGAAGTCAAGTATCGTGACAAGTCAAACTTCCCCAATCCCTTCACAATAATGGAGGGCCGTGACGCAGCCCTATACAAGCGGAGACACGGCACTCCAAAAACCCTAGTCATATTCGATGGTGATTTCTTTGAAGAAAGGATAGCACCACTCATCAAAAAATAAGGAGAACCACATGGCATTTGTTGCAATGGCAAAAGCTATACAAGCAGACATCCCAGATCCACTAGCCAAGTGGCTGCTTGTCGTGCTTGCAGATCATGCTGATGAAGATAGGCTACAGTGCTGGCCTAGCATAGACAGGCTAGTGCGGCGCACCAGTATGAGCAGAGCAACCGTAGCTAGAAAACTAAATGATCTTGAACAATCAGGCATTATTCATAGAGACAAAGGCAACTCACAAAAGTCTACACTCTATACCCTGCTGTCTCTCAGAGAGACTGTCTCACACAGAGACGAGGTAGTCTCACACAGAGACCCTAACCTATCAAAGAAACTATCAACTAAGAAAAGAGGGGGAGTGCCAGAAAATTGGAAACCATCTGATGAATTGATTGAGTCTATAAATGAATCACTGAAGGAGAACCTTGACCATGAGTATGAAACCCCTAGCTTCCGCGATTACCATCAGTCCAAAGGCAATGTCTTTGCCAGCATCGACAAAGCCTACAGGAACTGGTGTAGAAATTCAGTTAAGTATAGCCGAGCAAGAGCAAGCAATAGCACTACTGGTATCGGCAGCCGATCCTCTGGCGGTAGACAAAAGGCTGATTACTTCGCTGGAATTATTGACGGGCTTTAGAGTCGAGCCTATCCAGCGCACACGCTACCTCAAGGATGACACTGTAGACATACAACTGCAGGGGTATAAGATCTGCTGTGAAGACAAGGACAAATGCATCCAAGCTATCAAGAAGATCAAGCAGTCACTCACCCCACTGCCGGCAGAAGAGATCGCGCAACGCCTCACCGTGTTGGCTGCGCTGGTGGTGAAGCCAACAGGTGAGTCGTCTTCCGATCATAAGATCAGGATAAAAGCAATCACATCTCAGCTTGTGTCATTCCCTGCCGACATAGTTATCAGGGCTATTGACAATGTTGCCAAGACCACAACCTTCTGGCCAGCTTACGCAGAGTTTCATAAGCACATCGAATACAAACTCAAGACTAGGTACAAACTACTAGAAGCATTTGAAAAACAACTATTAACCCTTGACCATACTGCGTAGTTGCAGTATAACAAAACAAAGGAGAACCAAATGGAACGCAAGGGATTTATTGGCGGCTCAGATATGCGCCGCATTATGGATGGTCAATGGGTAGATCTATGGGAAGAAAAGCTTGGGCTTGTCGAGCCAGAAGATCTATCTGACAATCTAGCTGTGCAGCTAGGCACACACACTGAAGACTTCAACATCAAATGGTTTGAGAAGAACTTCAATACAGAAACAAAATCTCATCAAGTATATTATGAGATGCAATGGGAAACTGTACCACTCAAAGGTACTGTCGATGCGATTGTTGACACAGCAATTGTAGAGTGCAAGCACACCTATGAGCGCAACACAATGGAGGGTTGCCTCAAGATGTACATGCCGCAGCTACAGTTTTACATGTGGGTATCTCACCTTGATGGATGCTATCTATCTGTAATCTTTGGCAATCGCAGATGGGAATGTGTCTACGTCCAGAAGGACTGGGACTACATCAAGAAGATGCAAGTCATGGTCAAAGAGTTTTGGCAATGCGTACAGGATAACACACGCCCTTTCGGTGACAACCTTGCGGAGCCAGTAAGCATCGACAAGATCAAGGTCGATGGTCTGGTACGCAGGGACGCATCATCTGACAACGAGTTTATCTCACGCTGCCATGACTACATACAGCATGAAAGCAATGCAAAGTTATTTGAACTTGCCAAGTCTGATCTCAAGGCAATGGTAGGTGATGATGAGAGGGAAGTATACTGTGACCTTCTCTCTATCAAGCGCGACAAGCGCGGCTCACTTCGCGTCACAGTTAAGGAGAACCAGAATGTCTGACAATCTAAAGCTATGGAATACAGTATCTAAATCAGATCCAAAGTATCTTAAGAAGGTATCATTCGGATCACGTTCATTCACCGCTATCGATCCTCAGTATCAGGTACGCTGCGCCACAGAACAGTTCGGCCCAGTCGGTCAAGGCTGGGGATGGAAGAACAACACACGCTTCATCGATGTATCTAATGGAGACACCGCAGTCGTTGCCGATGTCACCATCTGGATTGGTTCTGATGAGTATTGCTTCGGCCCCTTCTCTGGTTGCCGCAAGTTCTTCGATGCAGCCAAGGGTCGCATGGCAGAAGATGCACCCAAGATGGCAATCACTGACGGTCTTACCAAGGCTCTGTCACACCTAGGATTCAACGCAGATGTATTCCTTGGGGAGATGGACGGTAATAAATATGCCGCAGACAGCTCTAAAAAAGGCGGTGAGGGGTGGTAAGCCCCTCATAGCTACTCACCTACCAAAATAATTTAACCCCACTCAGGAGGCTTCTATGAGCGATTACGATAATACTAACAAAGGCGCAGCCTTTAAACCTTTCCCAGAAATGGCTATGATTCTGCAAGGTAAGGTAGATAACAACGGAACCAATGAAGATCTGGTTCTTGTCAAGACCACATCAAAAGATGGAACGCCGCGTATTGACCTATACCAAAAGGTTGGTGCATTATTCGAGAACGATAAAGGCGACAACCAGAACAAGCCAGACTACACTGGCCCTTACCAAGATAACTTACGCATAGCCGCATGGCGTAGAACAAAGGACGGATCTGCCTACATGTCCTTTGAACTATCGGAGAAAACAAATGGTGCAGCGCAGCCTAAAGAAGATCCGCTGGTCAAGATTCTAGATGGAGATGATGTACCGTTCTAATAAGTGATGAGGTTGGTGGTTCTTCTTACTCATCATACTGAGGCAGATCTACTCCAAGGGTCTGCCTCTTTTATATGGAGGACAATATGTTTGAACAAGGAGATGGTAGCTGGGAAACACTTCTATCTAAAGACAGATGCCCAAGCTGCAGAAGTTTACTGGTAACAGTTGAAGACACGTTAAAGAGAAGGCAGCGAGAGTGCCTTGTCTGCAGCCTCAAAGTTACTGACGTTAAAGAATCAATCCCTTACGGTAGCCATTCACACGATCAAACGTAAGCAACTCACCACGATTATCTTGGTAGCTACAATAGCTACAATGAACCCATCCACTGTTGCCACCAGTGTAACACTCAAGGATTAGCTGATCGAATGGTAGGTTATCTCTAATCCACATAGCCAAGTCAGCATTATCAATGCCACCTACCTCGAAGTCTGCTGCCTCTCCCTTGGCATGTTGACTCTTAATAGTACTCCCAATAGCAAGACACAACTCTGCACTTCTAAAGCCAGAAGACACTATGAATGGGCCGAACTCATCACGGATAGGTTGTAAGATATTCTCACACAACGCCTCCATTGCTTCTATATGATGCAGTTCTGGGACATTAGGTATGCCCCTGCGTTCAGCAGTCTGGCTCTTAACCATCTCTTCTAAGGTAAAGTTAGGTGACAGATAATAACTCATTTCTTAAATCCCTTTAAACCACGCAAGCCAAACGATGCACCGATAGATGCATACACTGCCCACTGAAACCAGTCAGGGGTACGAGACAATGCATCAAAGCCACGCTCAACAAATGGCTGCGTCACTGGAATAAAACACATTGCAATAATAATTATAAACAAGACAGTCCATGCCTCATCCTTCCAGCTATTGTCGCTGGCCTGAGCCATGATCTTTTCCCAGCCAGCTTCGTGAGTGGCTGCGGTCTTCATTACTTCTGCCTCTGCTTCAGCTTTAGCTTTGGCTACTGCGCCCTTGGCCTTGGTCTGCTCTACTTTTGACTCCATCCAAGAGCCAGCTAGACTAGCGATGGGATTGATTAGTGCTTGCCACATGATGCTTTCCTTCGTGATTCATCCACACTGCAAAGGCTCCGGTCATTGCCCCAGTAACTACAGATACAAGCCCAGCTTGTGCCGGACTGGGATCAGGCAATGCCATAAACCATTCAACTACACGCCAACTCATCAATGACATCATAATCATCATTGCTCTTGGCAATAATTTCAGCTTTAATACTCGATCCTCTATCCTGTCAATCATAACAAACCTCGGTGAAAAAATGAGCGAACTAATTAGAAATGACATATTAGCTAAAGCCAAAGACGCAGTAAAAGAACGCGGTGAAAATTATGGAAAACCTTCTGAGAATTTTTCTATTGCCGCTGCTTTTTATGAGGCTCATCTAGCTATACCTATTACTCCATTTGATGTTGGGGCATTACACATTCTAAATAAGTTAGCTCGTTTACATTCTGATCCTACTCATGTTGACTCTTGGGTTGACATTGCTGGGTACGCTGCCGTTACTTGCGAAGCGATCTACGATATTGTAGATAGTCAGCACCTTCCTGAGGATCGGCAAAACATTGTACCCATGAAACCTCAGAAGGATTAGTTGGGTCAATCACTTGCATGATTGCTTGACCAAACTTTTGTTGCTCGAAGCCTTTAACAAAAGCATAGGTGTCGTGATACTTGTAACCTCGCGCCCTTGCTAACCAAGCGGTGCGCTCTTCCTCTACAAGTTCAATCTGTCCTAATGCCCAGTTGTGCTTGTGACCACTGATGTACAGGTGTGCATGTGATCTGAACTTTGCGGTCTTTGTCTGTGCGTGTAATGGATTCCACTGGCTATGCCCAGCCATGTCATGCGCGACAAAGATTTTGCACTCACGTTTGTTTGGAAACTTCAAAGCAATCCTAGCTTCCCAGTTCTCAAAGACTGTATGTGACTCTGCAATCCACTTCAATGGATCGCCAGCACCAGACCACATATCGTGATTGCCACCAATAAGAATCATTGGATTCATCTCTTGGATTAACCACTCGACCAGCTTCCATGCTGTCTTGTGTGATGTATCCTGCTCACCATACAGACGACCAAGCCTACCAACCCAGTTGTTCTGTTGATCTCCTAGTGAGCAACCATAGACACCATCATAGTTATTAATAATATCTAGGTGTTCCCTCAATGCATCCCAGTCACAATGATTGTCATCGATGTGCGGATCACCAAGCCAGAGCAAACCAATAGGCTCGTCTGTATTCATATAGATCGGACTCCACTTCTTGGACTCACGATATTTCTTTCTTTTCTTGAAACGTTGATGAAGCTGATCGACAATATCATCGACTGGTATGTCATCATCTAGCTTTGGAGGAAGTCTGTAACCAACATTATCATCAAGGATGCCGGATGATCTTCCGCTTTTTAATCTATTGATGATAGTTGATCTGGGTATGCCCGACTCTCTAGCTGCCGCCCTGATGCTGCCATGCATATTAACAAGGTCTTGAGCCTCTAGTATCTTTTCCTCGTTGGTCACTTTAATTCCCCTTAGAAATTAACAATGCACCAATAAAGCCCATTACACCTACAGAAAGCAAGACAAGAATTACAATTGCAATTGCCTCAACAATCTTCTGCCTTGCCTCTTGCTGTTTATAAATCATCTCTTGACGCTCTCTGCGGATGCGTCCTTCGAGTTGAATTAAGTCAGCCCAAGCTTGCGGCCCATAGGTAAACTGTAGGTATTGCTTCAGCTCGGCACGCTGCGCTTCTAACTTTTTTTTAGCAGCATAAACTTGCAATGCCTGTTGCTGCACAGTGTCTGCGCCTTGAAGTTTCTTAAACAGAGGAGGATTCTTAGCTTGTTTCTCAGCTTGGTCAATGTCAGACGCAGCCTTCATCCACCGAGACACATCATTGATGCAAGACTCGAGGTCACGCCCAGCGTTAATCATCTGCTTTATAGTGTTAAACGCCGCTGTAGCCCCACTGACAGCCGCACCTATAGTAATCGGGTCTATGACAGCATCCCCTTTCTAAG